TATGACCCACGGCTTGAAGGAGACAAGTATGGAATCTCATTCTCACACCTCAACACCAAGAAGTGGTTCGACGAGTATCATGAGTACGTTGATGGTGCCCCCGCCATTCATAATTACGATGGCGTTGACTACGCTCACTACTTGGGGTCTGGTAACGTTGGCCGTGCCATTAGTGGTGTACACCACGCTTACGCTCTCACCCAAAAGCGGTATGGCTCTTGCAGCGTTGGTCACAGTCACAAGCGCGATATGTATTTTAAGGACGACGTTGGTTCTCATGGTGCAATTGGGGCGGTGGTCGGCTGTTACAAAGGCGCTGCAGAAGCTTGGGCTGGGCAAGCTAATAAGGAATGGTGGAAAGGAGTTCTCATCAAAAGAAATATATCCGGTGGTTGTTATGAGCCTCAATGGGTATCGCTTGATTCACTTAGACGGGAATATGGATGAGGACATACACGATCGTATCAGGGGTGACAAATAGTCACCTCTTTTACCTTGACGAGACCATGCCACTGTGGTATAACTGGGAGCTTGACTTATGGAATATGTAGTAACGATGAAGATTAAAGTAGACAAGGATTACTTCTATTGGACAGAGGATGTAGCGGAGCGACAGTCTACCTTGTCTGAGCAACTTAGGAACGCCTTGTATGACCTAGACGACCTTTCCATCACACAGGTACTAGCGGAGGAGATTGACTAATGAATAGTGTGGAGTATTCCTACTGGGTTGAGAATAAGATTATGACAGAGGGTAAAGACAGGCTTATTGAGAATACATTAGGCCTTGTCGGAGAAGCAGGTGAGGTAGCTGAGAAGATAAAGAAACTCATTAGAGACTCCAATCGTTTCTCTAATGAAGACATCGTCAAGGAGCTAGGAGATGTAGTGTTCTACGCCACTGCCTTAGCTAACTACTTCGAGAGTAGCCTTGAGGAGGTCATTGAAGTAAACGTAGAGAAGTTAGACGGACGAGAACGACGAGGAACATTGGGTGGGTCTGGCGATGATCGCTAATCCTGAAAACCACACCTACCTGCTAATTATGGCACTATTTGACAAGGAAATGAAATGATCAAGAACTCCCTACCAGAACACAACTACGGCCCAACCATTGGTATCTCAGAAGAGATTCATGCAATGAAGTACCGATCAAAGGGTGAGAGTTTCCGGGCAGCAATGACACGGGTAGCTAACGCCCTTAAGGATGACGAGGAACACTTCAATAACTTCCGTGACATCCTGTATGACATGCGCTTCATGCCAGCTGGTCGAGTACAGTCCGCCATGGGTGCACCACGTCGAGTTACGCCGTATAATTGCTTTGTGAGTATGACGATCCCTGACTCTATGGAAGGTATTATGAAGGCTGCACAGGAGGCTGCTAAGACTATGCAGCTTGGAGGTGGTATCGGCTACGACTTCTCCACCCTACGTCCATCAGGTGCCCTCATCAAAGGCCTAGACAGCCGCTCTAGTGGCCCTCTGAGCTTCATGGGTATCTTTGACGCAGTATGTAAGACTATCAGTTCAGCAGGCCACCGTAGGGGCGCTCAGATGGGTGTACTACGGGTAGACCATCCAGACATCGCCTCCTTCATCCATGCTAAGACTAACTCAACAGCGTTTACACAGTTCAACCTATCCGTAGGTGTTACAGATAAGTTCATGCAAGCTGTTAAAGACGATGATACGTTTGACTTGGTCTTTGAAGGGCGTGTCTACGACACCATCAATGCTCGTGCTTTGTGGGACGATATCCTACGGTGTACATGGGATTGGGCTGAGCCCGGTATCCTGTTCATTGATCGTATCAATAAGAAGAACAACCTGCACTATTGTGAGACCATTGCGGCTACCAACCCATGCGGAGAGCAGCCACTGCCACCTAACGGTGCCTGCCTTCTTGGTAGCTTTAACCTCACACGTTACGTGTACAAGGACGGGGATGGTTACGGGTTCGACTACGAAAGCCTTAAGCACGACATCCCACATGTTGTACGTGCTATGGATAATGTGGTTGACCGTGCAGTGTACCCACTGCCAGCCCAGGAGCTCGAGGCTAAGTCTAAACGCCGTATGGGTCTTGGTGTCACAGGTGTAGCTAATGCTATTGAGGCTATGGGACACGATTACGGCTCACCTATGTTCCTTCTCACTCTCGAGAAGATCATGAAGCTTATCCGTGATACATGTTACACTGCCTCCGTGTCTCTTGCAGCGGAGAAGGGTCCCTTCCCTCTCTATCGAGAAGAGTTCCTTGACAGTGAGTTCGCAAAGACGTTGCCAGCTGATATCCGCGACATGATTAGTCGTTATGGTATTCGTAACAGCCACCTGCTCAGTGTAGCACCAACAGGTACTATCAGCCTTTCTGCTGACAACGTGTCCTCTGGTATTGAGCCTGTGTTCTCCTACGGCTTCGACCGTACTATCCAGACGTTCGATGGACCACGGGTAGAGCGTGTCGATGACTACGGTTACCGTGTCTTCGGTGTCAAAGGGTGCAAGGCTGATGACCTACCAGTCATGGCTCACGTAGATGTCCTCAACATGGCCTCACGCTACGTAGACAGTGCTTGCTCCAAGACATGTAACGTAGGGGACGATGTGTCATGGGAAGAGTTCAAAGCCGTGTATATGGCTGCGTACGACGGAGGTGCCTCAGGTTGTACGACCTTCCGTGCCTCAGGTAAGCGTTACGGTATCCTCAACGCCTCCTCCTCTGAGGATGTAGTAGAGGAGAAAGTAGAAGAGGACAACAGTGACTTCGTCGATGAGAACGCAGGCGGCGCTTGTTACTTCGATTCTGTAACGGGTCAACGTGAATGTAGTTGATCTTGACACAACATAACTAAGTATGCTATACTAACGGGGAGGATCGCAAGGTCTTCCCCTTTTCATTAACAGATAGGAAAACCATGGTACAGCAAAAGACTAAACTGCTCACATCCTAACGTAGAGATAGACTTAGGCTGATAAGTTTGGTCACTGAGGCCAGCGCCTAAGTTTTACACCTGAGCATGTGTCTAAACTGCTATCCGTCAGAGCAGGTTTGCCAATAACAACAGCTACCCTAGGCGTCAGTAGCACCGTTATTGAGGGGTTCAATTCCCCTGTCTGACACCAAACAACAACAATGGAGAATGTATCGTGGTAAAACAAGCCCCCAAGAAGAGAGCTACAAAGCGTGTGACGACATACAAAGGTGCCGCTGCTAAGGCAACATCTGGTATCGTCCCGAAGACTGAGCATCAGGGCGACTTAATCAATGCTATCAAGAGCTCATGTCAGGTTATCGTATTCGGTCCTGCTGGGACTGGTAAGACTTATGTGACTGCCACAATGGCTGCTGACCTGTACACCACGAACCAGATTGATAAGATCGTAATCACTCGCCCTATGGTCTCTGTAGGCAAGGACATCGGTATCTTCCCCGGTGATCTTGGTGAGAAGGTTGCCCCTTGGGCACTACCCGTCCTTGACGTATTGACCAAGCACCTTGGTAAAGGAGCGGTAGAGACAGGGATCAAGAACGGGAACATTGAGATGGCTCCCCTAGCCCTGATGCGTGGGCGTAGTTTCGATGATGCTTTCATCATCTGCGATGAGGCCCAGAACATTACCACACACGAACTGAAGATGTTACTCACACGGGTAGGCGAAGGATCAACCATCGTGCTTAACGGAGACATCATGCAGACAGACCTGAAGGACGGGGATGGTCTCACCAAGATCACCTACCTAGCTAAGAAGCACAAGCTCCCTATCCCTATTGTGGAGTTCGACCTAGACGACATCGTTCGTTCAGACATCACAGCTATGTGGGTTAAAGTATTTTATGCGGAGAAGATTTAATGACTAAACGGAGCTTAGGAGAATACTGCGATACCTGCGACTACTTACTTGATGACCGAGGCCACTGTGGAGAGTGTCAAATGAGTACTAAGTTCAGGGTTGGTGATCTCGTAATGCAAGAATTTAGTTCTAAAAGGACGGTAGCAGGTAAGCCTTATAGGGTTAAAGGTGTAAACGTAAACGGTAGTATCCTTATTGATGACGAGCTAGACGAAAATCAGTGGTATATACCTGACACGTTTGATATGTACGCCCCTACAGCAGAAAAGAAGCCAATGGATTACAACGCAGTTGACAAACCATTCCACTACAACCACTCAGACGGTGTGGAGTGTATTGACTATATCAAACAAGTACTAGGTAAAGAAGGTTTTGTAGCCTACTGCCGTGGTAATGTTATGAAGTACAACCACCGTGCCTTCTACAAAGGCAACCCTACTGAGGACATGGCGAAAGCAGAGCAGTACCTCGCATGGGCCAATGAGACACTAAAGGAGATATACAAATGATCCAGATGATTAACGCAGCTAAGAAACCAGCACCTAAGAAGAAGCCTACTACAACTGAGAAGAAGGAAGCACCTGCCAAGAAGGTGGTTGTTAAGGACGTCATGGAAGGTAAGCCTCCCTTGGAGATGAAGGCCCCTGGTTCGTACCTGCGTGAGAATGGTATCTTGTTGCTCGTTGACAAGTTTGATCAGGAAAAGATCATGCCGCTTGTCGCCACTATTTACGAGTACAACCTGATGCCCGAGGAGGTACGACCACAGCAGCTTACTCTCATCATCAACAGCCCCGGGGGTTCGGTACACTCCGCCTTCCATCTCATCGACGCTATGATGATGTCAGAGATCCCAGTGGTAACTATTGGTAAGGGTTTGGTGGCTTCCTGTGGTGTCCTCACCCTTATGGCAGGCGATCGACGACTCTTGACACACAACACCTCCGTTATGTCACATCAATACAGCTGGGGTTCTCGTGGAAAGGAACATGAGCTCCAAGCAATCGTTAAAGAGTTTGACATGGCGAGTGCTCGTATGATTGACCACTACAAGAAGTGCACTAAGAAGTCTGAGACTTACATCCGCAAGCATCTCCTCCACCCTACGGACGAATGGTTGACACCTGAGGAGTGTAAGAAACACGGTATCATTGACGATATCATCCAGACATATTAAAACTACTTGACAGGAGGGGGTGCCTATGGTATACTCCTCCTATTGTTTAATTAGAGAAGGAGTATCACTATGGACTTCAAATGGAAATGGGCAGTTGTTCTCGTTATCGGCCTTGTGTTTGCGTCTACGTTCTTTGGCGTAATCTAAGATGGCCCCCAAACGAAAGAAGCCCCCTGCTCCGAGTCTGGAACAAGAGGCTAAAGCCTTCGTAGAAGGTAAGAAGGATGTTACTGAGAAGACTGTGTCGACAGGTGTTCCCTCCACCCTTCGTGCACAACTAGCAGCTTCAGTACTAGCTGGGTTGCTTTCTTCTCGTAATGTAGTACGAGCAGACGAACTCGTAGAAGAGGCATTCAGGTATGCAGACCTAATCCTCAAGTATAAATAAAGACTAACTAACTGTCGACTTTAAACCCCTCTCGGTGTAAAAACTGAGGGGGGTCTTTTTGTGTTTGGACTACTAGTCGTACGTAGCCGTTGGTGCTCTCATACGATTGATGAAGTCCGCTGTATCCAGCTGTGATCTAACGATACTAACCTGAGATAGGGTCAGGGCACCTAGGTCATCCCCTAGTTCAAGCTCTGAGAGGGCTTCCTTGACGTCTGCTGCACCGTGCTTACTCAGTAGGTCATACTGGGCTCCTAGTGTGTCCTGAGGGCCGTTGTAACGAGCCACAAGCATGAACATAGCCTCGTCACGTACCTTCTTCACCTGATCCTCGTAGTGCATCTTCTGCACGGTCCCAGGGGCCTTAAGGAATGCTTCGTTGTTCATCTTAGCCTCAGCCCAACCTTCCATAGCAAGGTAGACTTGACGTTGGTACTCATTGACAGCTTCAGGGATCATACCCTTCTTGTCCTTTGAGAGACCGGAGTTAAGCTTCCACTGGTCAACGCCTACAACATTCATAACACGTTGGAGGTTGGTGAGCATAGGCATACGGGCACCGCCGAAGGGAGTAGTACTCATCTGATCCATCTCACCTGTAGCCGCACCGACCTTAGGTGGGTCACTCTTACCAAGGAGGAAGCTGGCTGTGGTGTCGATGTAACGCAACGAGTTACCTACAAACTTGTTACCTTGAGCTACATCCTTAGGACGCTGATCAGCACCTGTTGCAAGACCGATAGCTGTGTCGATAGGCTGATACGGACGTAGGAAGCCACTGAGGGCCTGCGCTGTGATGTCAGAGACGATAGTAATACCTTCTGCACCAGCTTGCTTAAGCTCACCAGCAAGGAGAGCAGCACCGAAGTCAGCAAACTCAGCAGTAGTCTTGTTTAGGTTACGGGTAAGACCACCTCCACCGAAGTCCTTACCGATCTGTGTAATGATCTCAGCGGGCACGTCCTCTCCTGCCATGTTGTAAGCAGCTACACGTGATGCAGCCTTGAACAAGGAGATAGGATAGTCATACTGTTGCGATACTACAACACCATCAACGAGCTCATCGTACAGACCAAGACCGTTACGTCGATTCTCGTCCTCATCATGAGCCATACCGTACACAAGACCAGCTGCAACAGCACCACGTGCGTTAAGTTCAAGGAAGGACTTGTCTGCGTACTTACCTGTCTTCTTAGCTGCGATGTTGAGCAGGGGTGTGTGCTTGATACCAAAGTCAATGGTGTTGTTGAAGAACTTACCAAATGGAATCATGAAGCCAAGACCAGGGATGTT